GTGAAATCAGGAAACATCGTTGCTTTAGATTTGTTGTATGAAAGTATTCCTAATGTCTTATCAGAATTAATCAGAACAGCGTTTATAGCTAGACCAGGATGTAGATTCATTGTAGCGGACTTTTCTGCTATTGAGGCACGCGTCATAGCGTGGCTTGCGGGTGAAAGATGGAGACTAGATGTGTTTGCAGACGGTGGCGATATTTACTGCGCTTCAGCATCACAAATGTTTAATGTCCCTGTTGAGAAAAATGGCATCAATGGTCATTTAAGACAAAAAGGAAAGATAGCCGAGCTAGCTTTGGGCTACGGCGGGAGTACAGGGGCATTAAGGGCGATGGGTGCAATTCAAATGGGACTAACAGAAGATGAGTTACAACCCCTCGTCAATGTTTGGCGCCAGGCTAACCCTAAAATTGTCCGTTTATGGTGGGATGTTGATAAAGCTGTAAAGACTTGTGTAAAACAAAAAACTATTACTGCAACTCATGGTATTAAATTTACCTATCAAAGCGGGATGCTTTTTATTACTCTACCTTCTGGTAGAAGTCTTGTTTACGTAAAACCCAGTATGGGAGTGAATACTTTCGGTAGTGAGTCCTTTACATATGAAGGTGTTGGTAGTACCAAAAAGTGGGAACGAATAGAAAGTTATGGACCTAAGTTTGTTGAAAATATTGTACAAGCGATTTCAAGGGATATATTGTGTCATGCAATGAAATTCTTAAATAAAGCGGGATACAACATCGTAATGCATGTTCACGATGAGGTAGCACTAGAGGTTCCTTTTGAAGTATCTGTTCAAGAAATTTGCGAACTTATGAGTCAAACTCCGTCTTGGGCACAAGGATTGATTCTTCGTGCTGATGGTTTTGAATGTAAATTTTATAAAAAAGATTAAATATTTGGGGGTTCGAATTCCCCCGTTTCTCCGCATATAACTGAGGGCAGTTTTATTACCCTACAATAAAAAATGCTGGAGGTTTTAATATGAATGAAATGACAATTTTTAATTTCGAAGGAAAAGAAGTTCGAACTGTTTATAAAAACGGTGAGACTTGGTGGGTAGCAAAAGACATCTGTGATGTTTTTGGAGAAACCAATAGAAATCGTGCTATGAAGGCACTAGATGAAGATGAAAAGGGGTATACGCAAATGACTACCCCTGGAGGAATTCAACAAGTTGCTGTCGTAAATGAGCCTGGATTATACTCACTTTTATTTAACATGCAGCCTACAAAAGCACGTGGTATGGATGTGGATTATGTTACTCAAAGAGAAGAAAGATTAAAGAAATTTAAACGTTGGGTAACACATGAAGTTCTACCATCAATTCGGAAACATGGATTATACGCTGCTGATGAGTTATTAGATAATCCTGATTTGTGGATAAAAGCACTTCAAGAACTAAAAGCTGAACGTTCTAAAAATGCAGCATTAATAGCAACCATTAATATTCAAGAACAACAGATCGCTGAAATGAAGCCTAAAGCAAGTTACTACGATGTCGTTCTTAACTGTAAAGATGCGGTGGCCATCACAACGATTGCAAAGGATTATGGTAAGTCTGGACGATGGCTAAATGAATATCTTCATCAAGTAGGTGTTCAATTCCGTCAAGGTAAGATTTGGTTATTATATCAAAAGTATGCACAGCATGGATACACAGTGACTAAAACACACAGTTATCCTGGAAAAGACGGAGCAATACATTCAAAAGTCCATACATATTGGACACAGAAAGGACGGCTGTTTATTTATGAACTTTTAAAATCTCATGGAATGCTACCGCTTATTGAACAACCAACACTTTTTGAAGCTGTTTAATAAATCCTATAAAACAAAAAAGGAGGTTGAAATATGATGAAAATAGCAGTTGGTAACAGTCGGATGGATAGAATTTGGAAAAACAAAGATATCACATGGGAGGAATTAATCGCAGTCTCTGAATTTCGTAAGATGGGTCGTGCTAAACAAGATGCTATAAAGGATGTTGGTGGATTTGTAGGTGGTGCACTTCGTGAAGGTAAGCGTAGGAACGGACATGTCCTTTTCCGTTCCTTGCTTACCCTAGACATGGATTACGCTAAGCCTGGAATTTGGGAACAGATAGAAGCATTGTATGACTTTAAATGCTGCATATATTCAACACATAAACATACACCAGAAGCACCACGATTGAGACTGTTAATCCCGCTAAAACGAAATGTATCAGAGGATGAATATCCAGCACTCGGCCGTATGGTAGCAAAAGAGATTGGTATTGATTTCTTTGATGATACGACATATGAACCTGCAAGGCTTATGTATTGGTCTTCAACGTCATCAGACGGAGAATTTGTGTTTAAAGAAAAGGATGGAGAGTTATTAGATCCAGACTATTATCTTTCTAAATATATAGATTGGCGTGATACATCGATGTGGCCTGTCTCAAGCAGACAGTCAGAAGTAGTTCAAAGGAATATAACTAAACAAGCCGATCCCCTTAGTAAAGAAGGAGTTATTGGTGCCTTTTGTAGAGCGTATACCATTGAAGAAGCGATCGAGAACTTCCTACAGGATGTGTACGAGCCTAGTTCAATGAATGGAAGGTTTGATTATATCCCAGCAGATTCATCAGCAGGACTAGTCATATACGATGGTAAGTTTGCTTATAGTCACCATGCAACTGATCCCGCTAGTGGTAAACTGTTAAATGCATTTGATCTTGTACGTGTACATAAGTTTCGAGATCGCGATGATAAGACACCTGAAAATACATCGCCAAGTAAACTACCATCTTTTAAGGCAATGACAGATTTGGCATTGAATGATGAAAGAGTCAAGGAACAATTTGCTGAAGAAAGAAAAGCACAAGCCAATCAAGAATTTATTGATGAGGACTGGGAAAAGCACCTTGAGGTAGATAAAACGGGTACGGTTAAGAATACACTTAAAAACTTAATTTTAATTTTAGAAAATGATCCAAATTTAAAAGGTATTGTCTTTAATCAATTATCAGACAGTCTTGAGATTAAAGGGAATGTACCTTGGCAACATCCATCAAGATTTTGGAGAGATGCAGATGATGCGAACTTATTAGTTACATTGATAGTCATTATGGAACTTTTTCAGCGCGGAACTATGATGTAGCCATAGCAAAAGTTGCTGATGACAGGTCTTATCATCCGATCCGCGAGTTTATTGAATCCTTACCCGAATGGGACCAGGTTCCACGAGTGGACAGCCTTTTAATCGATTATCTAGGAGCCTCAGATAATCCCTATGTACGCGCAGTGACTAGGAAAACCTTGTGTGCAGCAATCGCCCGGGTGTTAACTCCTGGTATAAAGTTTGACTCTATGTTGGTTCTTAACGGTCCGCAAGGTGTCGGTAAAAGTACACTTATCGCTAAACTCGGTGGAGAATGGTTTTCTGATAGTTTAAGTCTTTCAGATACAAAGGATAAAACTGCTGCGGAAAAATTACAGGGTTATTGGATTTTAGAAATCGGTGAATTAGCTGGATTAAAGAAAGCAGAAGTTGAAACACTTCGTAGTTTCCTATCTCGTCAGAATGATATTTATAGAGCCAGCTTCGGAAGAAGAGCAACACCTCACTTAAGACAATGTGTATTTTTTGGTACAACCAATGCTGAGAAAGGATACCTACGTGATGTAACGAGGAATCGTCGGTTCTGGCCAGTTAAGACACCGGGTAATGGAGTAAAACAATCTTGGAAATTATCTAAAGATGAGATCCTTCAAATATGGGCTGAAGCACTTGTTTATGTAAAAGCGGGTGAGAAGTTATATCTAGATGCTAGTTTAGAGAAGCTTGCTAAAAATGAACAAAGGGAAGCAATGGAATCAGATGAACGAGAAGGATTAGTGCGTGATTACCTTTATATGCTCCTACCAGAGGATTGGGATACGATGGATTTATTTGAACGTAGAGCCTATATAAATGGTACTGAATTTGGTGAGAGTCAACGTGTGGGAGTAAAGAAGCGTACCTCAGTATCCAATATGGAGATCTGGTGTGAATGTTTTGGGAAGGATCGTGCTAATTTGCGAAGAATTGATAGTAATGAAATTTCTACGATCATGGCGAGTATAGGTGGGTGGACCGGATTGGTTAGAAAAGAGAGACTTCCCCTCTATGGTCCACAGTGGGTTTATGTTCCTAAAACCTAAAGTTGGGAACACCACCATGTTTGGAACGGGTTTACTATCGTTCCATTGAACCAAATTCCATCATTGGGCACAGACCAATGGAACAGGCGTAAGCCCTTTGTAAAGCTTTGTAATGAATATGTAGTGTTCCTTTGTTCCAATTAATACAGTTAAAAATAATAAAAGAGAATAAGAGATACAAATACCCGCAAACACGTATATACGCGTATATAGAGATATTTTGGAGTTGTGGAACACAAGGAGGTTGTATGAGAGAAAAAGAAATTGAAAAAAGGTTAGTTAAGCATACAAAAGACTTGGGTGGTCTAGCATTAAAAATTGTATCACCTGGATTTGATGGGATGCCAGACCGCCTAGTCTTATTATCAAATGGAAAGATCGCCTTTGTGGAGGTAAAAGCGCCTGGTAAAATTTTAAGACCTCTACAAGAAAAGCGAAAAAGACAGTTAGAAGCACTTGGGTTTTTGGTTTTCTGCTTAGATGATGTAAAGCAGATTGGAGGGATCCTTCATGAAATACAAACCTCATGATTATCAGACATACACGACAAATTACATCCTGAATCACCCTATTGCGGCAGTATTTCTTGATATGGGGCTTGGTAAAAGTATTATTACACTGACAGCACTATTTGATCTCACTTTGGATAGTTTCCTAATTCGTAAAGTATTGGTTATTGCACCTTTACGTGTAGCAAGAGATACATGGCCTGAAGAAATTGAAAAGTGGGATCACCTCAAAGAACTTAAATATGCGGTAGCCGTTGGTTCTGAAGTTCAAAGAAAAGTAGCATTAATGCAACGCGCTCAAGTTTATATTATCAATCGTGAAAATGTTGAATGGTTAATTTCAAGAAGTGGTATCCCTTTTGATTTCGATATGGTTGTTATTGATGAGTTATCCTCCTTTAAATCCCATCAAGCTAAACGGTTTAAAAGTCTACTAAAGGTTAGACCATTCATTAAACGAATTGTTGGACTTACAGGTACACCATCATCAAACGGATTAATGGATTTATGGGAAGAATATCGAATTTTAGATATGGGACAAAGGCTAGGCCGATTTATTGGTAGATTCCGAGAAGCGTACTTTGTACCAGATAAGCGAAATCAGCATGTTATTTTTTCTTACAAGCCAAAGCCTGGAGCAGAGGAAGCTATCTATCAGCTTATCTCCGATATCACCATCAGTATGAAAGGTTCTGATTATCTTAAACTTCCGGAGTTAGTTATTAATGAAGTGCCTGTTAAACTATCGAATAGTGAAATGAAAACATTAGATAGTATGAAGCGGGATTTAATAACAATTGTTAAAGGAGATGAGATTACTGCAGCAAATGCAGCTGCACTATCTGGAAAGCTACTTCAAATGGCGAATGGTGCAGTTTATGATGATCAAGGATCGGTTGTTCAGATTCATGATCGTAAGTTGGATGCTCTAGAGGATTTAGTTGAAGCCGCAAATGGAAAACCAGTATTGATTGCCTATTGGTTTAAGCATGATTTAAAACGAATACAAAAAAGGTTTAATGTAGAGGTCTTAACAAGTAGTGATTCCATTAAGCAATGGAATAAAGGTGAAATCCCTGTTGCAGTCATACACCCAGCATCAGCGGGACATGGACTTAACTTACAAAGTGGTGGATCAACTCTTATATGGTTTGGACTGACTTGGAGTTTAGAACTCTATCAACAAACGAATGCAAGATTATGGCGGCAAGGACAAAAAGAGACTGTTGTTATTCACCATTTGATAGCAAAAGAAACGATTGATGAACGAGTGATGAAAACTCTTAAAGATAAAGATAATACTCAAGCCGCACTAATTGATGCGGTTAAAGCAACACTGAAGGAGGTTTGATGTGATGAATATTGTTTGGCACTATTTGGATAAAAAGGCTGCAGCTATAAATGCTCTAAAGGATTATAGTAGTATGAAATACATCATCGAACATACTGATGAAGACATAGCCAATATCTACGATAAGATAACTTCTCCAGCTTCATCCGTTACTGATGGTATGCCAACTGGACATGATCCGAATGCAGGAGAAAAAAGAATTATATCTGGTATTCATGAGATTGATGTACTTAAAGAAAGGTATCGCCAAGCTTTAGAATATATGAATTGGTTTCAACCTGCATGGGATGAATTATCTGAAGATGAACGATTTGTTTTAACTGAGTTTTATTTAAATGAAGAGCAAAAACAGATTGATGCAGTCTATAACATTTGTGAGCACTTCCACATTGAACGTTCCTCAGCTTATAATAAAAAGAATCGTGCACTTCATCATCTTGCATTGTTACTGTATGGGAAGTAATAATTAATACATATTTAAATTTTTGTCGATTAATGATATAATTAATATAATAGAGAAAAAGAAGGAGAATTGAAGTGAAGAGAAGAATATTATTTTTAATTGCGATTATTGCATTACCTTTTGTTATGCAAGGTTGTCAAAAGGAGCAAAGGTATAAGGTAACTTTTGAGAGCAATGGTGGTTCAGCTGTTGATGCAATAAGTGTAAAAGAAGGTTTAACAATTATTTTGGAAGCGCCAACTAAAGAAGGACATACATTTAAGGGTTGGTATACAAGTAATGAGTATCAATACGAGTTTACTATGTCTACTCCTGTTACTCATGATGTTACCCTTTATGCAAAATGGGAAAAAGAAAAATACACAATAAACTTCCATGATGAGAGTGGCAAAATAACATCAACTATAACTAAATATTATGATGATGAATTAGAAATTCCATATGATCTTATACGAAAAGGTTATGACTTTATTGGTTGGTATAAAGATGAGGATTTAGTTGAAGAATTTACATTAACAAAAATGCCTGCAGAAAATCTAAACCTATATCCGAAATGGGAACGAGTGTACATAGAAATTAAAAATAATGGTGATTTATTTAAAGTAATAGATCAATTACCTTATGGAAGTTATAAGAGTATAAGTCGTAATCACTATCCACAAGACATGGGTGGAAAAGAATATTACTATTTGACTTTGAAAAATGGCAATTCATTATTTATTGATGAAAATAATCAGTATCATTACATGCATGCTATACAAACAAGTGAGGGTAAAGGATATGTTGATATTATTGGAACTTATGGAAATTTACACACTGCTAAGTTAGATATAAGAGTTGATAATGGAACAAGTACTGAGATTTACCCATACTCAGAAGGTACAGTCAATAATTTTGATATCACTAAAGAATATGATTCATTAACAATAAAATTTGACTACTACAGGAATAATTGCAATATTGATAAACAAGTGATGGAAAAATTATTAGAAGAAAATGCCATGGAAGCTATTAATGCATTAAAAAACTTTATTGAGAATACGCTGGATGTTAGATTCAAATAGACAATGGGTAATATCGTGGATGCTTTTACTAGAAAACCAATATATAATGATAGTATGAAAAACTGTAGAAAAGCCTTCGTGGGGAACCACGAGGGCTTTTCTTATGCCTAAAAGGAGGTGTTTTATGCCAAGGAAACCTAAACGTCCATGTTCTCACCCAGGGTGTCCAGAGCTTACTGATCATCGTTTTTGTGAAGTGCATGCTAAACAAGAAGCTGCGCGGTATGAAAAATATGATCGTGATCCTGCAACAAGGAGGAGATATGGTCGTGCATGGAAAAGAATTCGAGATCGCTATATTGCAGCTAATCCACTCTGTGAAGAATGCAAAAAGAATAATCGGTTAACTCCTGCAACAGAAGTTCACCACATCCGTCCTTTAGCAAGAGGTGGCACACATGCGGTAGATAACCTCATGTCTCTTTGTACTCCCTGTCACTCAGCGATTACAGCAAGAGATGGAGACAGATGGAAAAGGCGGTAG